GCGGGGTTCCTTTTTCGGAGGAGTGGAATTGGCACGTACTGGTTCCCCTTCACAGCGTTTGCAGACACCCCCAGCGTATGGACGGGTCTCAGTGTCTCGGTAGAATCGGCCAGTCCACATGGCCTGTTGACCACACCCAGCAATCACCAGCTTCCTGTCTTTGTTGACGATGACTGCTTTGTGCCAGACCCCGTTAGCACGAGTCTGGAAGTAAAAAGGTTTGACCATCCCCATATACATATTATAGAACACTTCTGCGACGACATTCAAGTGGTCACTCCATTACAATTTCTTAATGTTCTGCGTCCTTGAAAGTCGTCGGAAGTTTGACCTATAATTAAGTCAGAAAGGAGTGGTGCATGGCTGAACGTATGAAGCCGGTAGAATTCGCGAAGACGATGAACATCCGGCCGCAGATTGTGTACGGACTCATTAAGCGCGGGAAGATACATACCTACGAGAACCCCGGCGGAGGTCCTGACCTCATCGACCCGGGTGAAGCCCGCATTATCGTCTCTCGGATGCACACCAGGGGTCCCCGCAAGGCGAAGGCTTCTCAGAAGGGTTCGAGTCCTGTTCGCCGTGGACAGATCGTCTCGCACGATCGTTACCCCGTCAAAGGTGCATTCGCACGCCCTGATGGGGGAGGGAAGTCAGTTCGTGTAGTCACTGACCCGGGCAGGGGTGAGGGGAGCATTGTATGGCTCTCCGACGGCACGATCGACACCTTCTGGGGCACGGAATCGCTGGCACAGAAGCTCCAGTCACACTCGGCGCAGATCGAACACCCCGACGCCCTACTGGGGATGATTGCCTTTCAATGGCGACAGTCAGAAGAGACCAAGGAGCTGGCTGATAAGCTAGAGACTTGGGCAGAAGCTGAAGGCATCCCCTATAAGGCGATCCACGTAGGTAGTGCTCGCCTAAGCGAAGAAGATGAGGAACAGGAAGGGGGCCCCGAAGGACCCCCTCCCGACACCGACCCGAGGGCGTAGGCCGGCTGTTTATTCCGGCATTGCAGTATCTGGCACTGTAACAACCGGGGCGGTTGGTTGTGGTGGCGATGAAGTAGGGTCCTCGCCAGTATCAAGAACACAGGCGAAGAAGTACGTTGTGTCTGGTCCTGGTTCTCGCGGGTCATCGGCAATGATGTAACTACAACCAATCCGCATGTAATCCGAATCACGTAGGATTGCGTCATGGCCGGGGCTCCGTTGCCAACCCTGTACCACTGCCTCAATCGGATCTGCGTAGCCTCTGTTCCAACCTATCACTTCTGCCTGGCCGAATGATACACAGCAGTGGTTGAAGTCCCGCACAATCTGCCGAGCCCGTTGGTGGGCCTGCTCATGCAGTGACTGGGATTCTGCTCGGGGGAAGTAAACGGATGCGACTTGTGTTACTACGCCGACGTGGGCTCGGACGCCACCGGGAAGCAGCAGTAACGTACATAAAAATCCTGTACCCAGTCGACGCAGTAACATAGCTTCCTCTCTGATCAGCCTTCCGTAGGCGTCGGTGGCGTCTGACCTGGACCAAGGAAAGCGCCCTTCGTTAGACCAGTCAGAAGTGCACCGCCGGTTGCTCGTACCAGAGTTCCGATAAGAGCCGATACCCAGGCTGCGGGATCACCCGTGAATACCGACTCATCAAAGTTCATAGCTGCTTCAGCAAGAGCAATGATTGCACCTGTTGCAGCCGCCCAGAAGATCTCTGGTACGATACGAAAGTTATAGACGGGGCTAGTCATCTTCATCCTCATCTAGTTCGTCGTCGTCTTCGCCGTGGTCCTCATCCTCCTCGTCGTCAGGTTCAGGACTCTCGGCTTCATCCGCCAACTGTGTTTGATAGGTAGCATTGTCCTCTGCAGATGGCTCGGGCGGGGTGTCATGGGTGTACTGGCCGATCTCATCACCCTCCTCGATGATGTCCAGCTCCTCATCCACCTCTTCCAGCTTTTCCTTCTTCATCAGTCAATCCTCTTTCGGCGGCGTGGAACGATTGCAATAGCAGGTTGATTCTCGATAAATGCATACCTCAATTCACTGCGACGAATGAAGCGGCGCCCCCTCTTCGGGTCCGGACGATGGCCTCCAGGCGGTGAGAAGTTCGGGTCGGTGTAGATGTACCCCCGAACGATTCTTCCGTCCTTCCGGCGACGCTTTGCCCGGGCCAGAATGGTAATTCTGTGCCACCCGAGGAAGCTATGTCCTCGAGTTGCTGCCGACATCCGCGACATTAGAACACCGATACCGATTGGCCGACGGAACGGGCGAGGACCCAGAGCTGCATCCAGTTGCTTCAACGAAGTTAGGACGGTGGGGTCGCAAGGGACTCCTCTGTCACGAAGGATCGCAGCCTGCTCCAGGTAAGTAGTTGGCCTGCACCGCTGGATTCCTACACGCGTTCGAGAGCGCTCAATTGGGAACGTACGATCCTTGTAGAAGTCAGCCTGCTGTACACTTCCAGTGGGCCCGCAGTTCACAGCCTGACTACACTGGAATGATCCAGAGCTTGCTTCCCACTGAAATCGTGGGGGACATGCAAGGGTGGTCCGATATACCATCACTTCCTCCTCTATGACGGGCTTGGTACGGTATCGCGTTTGACTGCTCTGGCACTTACCACAATTGTCTCAGGTAGCCATGGAATCAACGTTGGAAAGTTGTGTGAGACCGTAACTTCTACCATCTGCCCAGTCTCTGTACAAGTTACCAAGTTCGGGGTGTACTCTAACAGTTGGGCTGCACGGGCTGGTACAGAGGAACAATTAGATTGTGCTCCCGCTACTGCAGACTCATACGCTGCAGACTGGAGGGTTAATCGATTGATCAAAAGTAAACCGACTGACCATCCGCCTACGATCACTAGGATCATCAAAGGCAGTATTACCGCAAATTCAACTAAGGCTTGACCCTTAACCTTTCTCATTAGGCTCGACGATCAATTCGTCAATAGCTACTGCCATGGCAATTACAAGCTTCTTGATAGAAACAATTTGTCCACGTAATCTCTCTACTAAAGGTTTGAGCCCTTCTGCTTCAAGTTTAGTGACTACTGCTTCAAGGTCATCAACCTCTGATTCAAGCGAGTCTCTTTTCTCCTCGAGACTTGCTAACCTACCCTCAAGGGCTGAGATATGGTCCTTATACCCCTGTTCGTCCATAATGAAAACCTATGGAGTTCCATCGATTGTGTTACCAATGTTGTCGAACAGCTGTGAGACGATCGGGCCCAGGAACAGAAGTGCAACGATTACAACGACTGCAATCAGGGCGAGAAGCAGGCCGTACTCAACAAGGGTCTGACCACGTTCACTGCGATGCATTGATAACCTCCAACAGGATTATTAGAATTACTAATCCTTGAACTATTGCCCCCGCCCACCCCAGTGCTACGAAGTATGTCATAGGCCGCCTACTTCCTTAATGATCCGTTCAACCTGTGGCTGTTGAAGAAGCCCGAGCTTTACACCATCGTATCCGTGGTAATAATGGGCTCCTGTCAGTCGCTGTAGCATAGCTCGAGCTGCCTCACGCCGGGAACTATCTTCGACCACAGTCAGCAATTCCCGTAGATCATTCTCCGTTACCGTTTGGCAATTGTCCAGAATCCACAATAGCGCTTGCTGTGCTGCTGGACTCAGGCGGCGGAAGCCCCTGTGCGCGGGCGTTCCCTTCGATCCAGATTCTTCCGATGAAGGTGTCGTAGGCGTGGATAGCCTCCTGAGCAAGCCTGAGGGCCCTTTCACATTGCTGTCGGGAGTGCTTTTCATTGTTCGCGATGTCCTCGATCAGTCGAGTTTTGATATTAAGCGAGGAGATGGTTTCGGCTTGGGCAGTAATGGTCTCGACTTGAATTTGGCCGAGACGTTTCTCAGCCTCTTGTCGGACCTTCTGTCTGAAAACTGCAACACCAAAGCCCGCGGTGGCCAATGTTGAAACTAGGCCTGCCACCCGAATTACAACATCAAGGATATCCATCTCCCTACCCTCAATGGATCACAGTTGAACGTTGTCTGGCTTTGCTGCGGCCAGAAGGTCCTGCAAGAACTGCAACAGTGGCCGCAACCCACTCGGTGTTTGCGTTACTGTAGGCGCCAGGGTCCTCGCTAGCCGCTTCCAAGTAGCGCGACGTCTTGCGGGCGCACACCGAAGCACCTGCGCCCTGCTGCGACTGTACGTCACGCGGCCGCTCATAGTTGGTTGGTACACCTGTTACTTCGCTACCTGTTCCTGCGTTCACACCTGCAAGGGCGAGCCACAGCGTTGGCTTGGCGCCCCAGCTCGGTGCTAAGTTCGGCGGGTCTGCTGTGGCGCTCGAACCTTCCGAGAACGCTACCTCGGGTGGGTCGATTTCATTCCAGCCTTTGATCCGAGTCACGATTGCATTGGTGCCTGCGGACTTGCTATAGCCGACGGTCACGCTCGTACCCTCGGAGCCAGTGACTTTCCGCATGTAGAGGTGACACACCATCTGGCTGTCGCCCGATCCGGTCGCTTCACTGCCGAGCAGCGTCCAGCCAGACGGAGGAGTCGTCACTCCAGGGTTGCCGCCGAAGCCGTCTAGGGTGAGCCACATAAGCAGCAGGTCGTCCACCTCGAGCTCGGGTGGCAGCTCGACCTCGAGGCTCGAAGCCTGGGTAGCAGTCGAAACAGCGTCGACATCGAACGGTGAGCTCGTAATTGGGAGGTCGGCGACGCCCTTGACTGCAATCGTGTAGGCAAAGGTTCCTACGGACGAGGAGATCGTGAAGCCTGTTCCAGGATCTTCCGTCTCGGTCGCCGTTGCTTGGCGGCTACAACCTCGACAGCCTACGCCGCCACTCTCGGGAGCTCCGGTGCCGCCGAAGACGTTTCCGTAGCCTGAGGGGTTTCCACCTAGGCCCGAACCTCCCGAGTCGCTACCAAAGCCAGCAAGGAATAACGAGTCAACTGGACCCCACCCAGGTTCGATAAGAGGTGGGTTCGGTGCGTTGGTACCAGCCGTGCGAGCCGCGATGCGAGGTCCCACGTTTGGGTCGGCGCCAGTGATGCGCCACACGAGAGAGTTGGACGCTTCGCTGTTCGTCGGGTCGGCCGTTACCGTCGACCCTTCGGTGCCGTCTGCATACCGATAGAGGGCGAAGCCGTTGAAGCCCACCGCCGATCCAGGGTGGTTTGCCAAGCTAAGACCGCCAACGTAACACTCATCGAAGCGCGTCCACCCTGCCGGATAAGTGATTGCGCCTGGCCCGCCGTCCCATGCTTGGATCCAGATGAGCAAGTCACCAGCTTGAATGCCGCTCGGGAGGTTCACGGTGTGAATGCCGCTGCTGGTACTAACGCGAGTCTGAACACGAGCAGCATCTACTGGGGCTGCCATTACGTACGACTCACTTTCAACTCAACGACAAGCGTTTGAATCGTAGTCGCTGAGTCGATGTTGAAGATAAGAACGTCACCCTCTGCAAGTGGCAGTGTCCAGCCGGTGAGTGTGGTGTCCTCAACCTTCTGTGCCGACGAGATCGTGATAGGTGCACTCGCGGTAATGCTGTCCGCGTCCGTCGGCGGGAAGTTCGCCCACGAATCCTTCCATACGTCAACGACGACTGAACCAGACTGGGCTGCTATAGCCGAAGCGCGCACAATATCGCATGCAAAGGGTACCCGAATCATAGCCTGAGATCCGACCGCAAGGACGTCCGGACTCGCGTCGAGCGTCACGACCAGCGACGACGTGAGAATGTCAGCATCTAGTGCAACGTCGGTCTCATCATTGCCTGCATCATCTGTTGCAAGTAGTCCTGCACCGAAGTTCAAACCGGCCCGCTGGGTTAGTGGTGTGCCATCTTCCTTAATTACATGCCCGCCACCACCACCCCCGCCGTGGGCAGTTCCATCCAAAACATGCTCATCAAGGGCTTCCTGCATATCTGTCTTGGTAAGGATGGCCGCAACTGCAGGGTCATATTCGACCATCGTCGCGTCGTGATAATGCGCGCCATCAGCACTCAGGAACCCGTGTGCATGCTTGTGGTCACACCTGGCAGCACGGCTACTGGTTCCTGTCTCCTCGAAGCCTTGATGAACAACATCTTCTGGGAATGTCCCAGTGGAAGACCCAGCCTCCGTAACGGTCTGGATGGCCATGTTGTCGACCACGGCCGAGTTATCGAAGGTATCCCAACTAATCGTAACCCAATTAGCTCCGACTGGAACAACGTGGTCTGCGGAAAGGTCGTACAGAACGTTTGTAGACCTACCAACACCTGACTCAAAAACCCAGTCTTCAATGAGCCCATCACCCTGAAGACCACCATTGATCGTCGACGCCCAGAACCTTACAGTGATCGGTCTGTCCGAAGGCGTCCACTTCCACCGCCTCTGCATAACGACACGGATGGTCTCACCCTCATCAACAGGGACAGGCTGCGTTGGTGAGTTACCCGTACCGATGTCACCATGAGCATCTGCTGCGTAGTGAGTTGTTGAAGTATGCCGGGTGACATTCGAAGCATACGTATCTGTATCATCGTTGCCGTTAGTTGTCCAGGTCCAGCGGACAATATCCGTTGCGCCACCGGGATTCGCTTCCGCCACAAGGCACAGTCGGAGACAGACAGGACAACCACCACCCCCACCACCTCCACCGCCTGCACGGTTACCTGCCTGTGTTGGGGAGCTGTCACTGTCACGTTCGACGTTAAACTCGGGGACGATCAACCACGACCGGGCAAAGGTCTCGTCATCGGTGTCATCTGATGCATCGGTAAGCTCCATGCGGATGGCGAGAACACGCTCTTCCTCATAATGCCAATCGAATACTGACCACGATACATCAGGTCCGGTCTTAATAGTGACCGTATCACCCAACCAGTAATGCCCCAACTGGCTCGGAAGACTTGGGAAGTATATCCCGTTTGTCGGATCGAAGCCTCCAGCATGCTGGAACTCAAACTCATCCTCACCGAGATCCTGATTCCGCAGGAAACGAAGACCTCGACGTTCAAGAATTGTTTCATTCTTCGTCTTCCCGTAGTCTAGGAAGACTGCCTTCCGAAAGCCCCCTGAGTAGCTGGGCTTCACAACCCACACATAAGCATCTTCGAGGCCATGTACTAGGACATGTGTAGCCTTCCGCTGGGCAACTCCGACCGCTTCCATGTTCGTGGCGATATTCACGCCTTCCTTAAACAGGACACCGGTCGTAAAGTCATTCGCAGTGGCTGCAAGATTACGCCCATAAGGTGCGTTGAATGCCTGAAGTTCAAACTTCGGCGTGGCCTCATCGCCAAGGTCGACAAGAACATCAAAGTCTACCGCATCCTGCATCTCGCGGAGGGCTGACAGTATGTCGGTGCCGATCGCGATCTCCCACTCATCGTCGTTGGGCGTCAGCTCATTCGTCCATGGAACGCTGAGTGAATCGGTGGAGTCACCGAAGTTGTACGTCAGGCCGGGAAGAAAGTCGGGGTTTCGTTCCTGCGTCTCTTTAATCAGTCGATGAAGAACACGTCCAGCGGGTGCACTTTCCTTCCAGCGCCAAATGCCGTTGTCAAGATCGAGGTTCCACCCATTGTTCGTTTCCTGATGTGCCCGCATGATGGCGCGATGCAGGTAGAACATCGGGCCAGGACCACCGAAGGTCCAGTCCTCCCCCGCTTCCTCCTCTTCACTCAGGACTTCGAGGACACGATTTGTAAAGAAGCCTCCCCAGAGATACTTCGTCCCAAGCTCTGGCAGCATAATACGAACCAGGTTCTCTGGCCCAATAACCCCGGAACTGACAAGTGCGAATCCGACGCGACGCTTAAGGGTCATATCCCATGCACCGTTCTCCACCAGGGAGGGACGCAGTGAGAAGCCCTTGAAGAACGTATCCTCATCGGTCATCCGCTTGAGGTATGCCCCGTTGATATCATGCGAGTCCCAGATATCAACGATGACTGCGGGCATTACGTTACCACCCAGTCAGGGATGACTGATTCAACTTCCACATTCACACGTGCAAAGTCGGTCGTAATATATTCCGGAATGATGTTAAGAACGATGCAGTCATCAAGTGTATAGACTGCCCCACCTTGAAGGGTTGCAACTAGCGTTCGACGGGCCGCCAAGGGGAACCAGCTTGCAACCGACGTCATGCGAGTAATAAGCTCCCCCGCACGAGTCGTAAGATTAGGGTCAGTTCCGAAGACATTACCCATCAACTCAATGGTACGTGTACTCTTTCTCCGGTTCGCCTTAATAAGACCATCTCGGCCCGGAATAACAATGTCGCCGCCACGAACACCGATCCCCTCAAACAGGCCGTGCTCGACCCAGAAATAGATGCCTCCCGCCTCGTTGTGGATATTGTTACCACCATAAGTGAGGGCTGTAAGGGCAATTGCACCAGGCATCAGTCGTGATACTCCCTTAGTCGACGTCGACGACGCTTAGGTGACAGTTGCCCCATTTCTCCAAGGCGTCGTAGGCCTGACCCAATTTCCTCAGTGGTTCGACCCCGCATCAAGCCCTGAACGGTAACGTGATTATGAATGACATCACCACCGCCGCCATCGTTGAACCCGCGCTTCGCCATCTCCCGGAAGGCACGTGCGGCCTTAGGCGGAAGGACTGTCTCCCCTGGACTCAACATTGCAGGGCCACCAGGAACGTCCCAGCCACCCGCGTGGTACACATTCCCGTACCGATCAGGAATAAAGTCACCGCCTGCAGTATGTGCAGCTGCCCGGAGTTGGTTGACAACGGTGGTGTAGATGTCAACACTAAAGTCCTTGTTTCGAATCTCTGCCGCAACGTTATCGACCTTCCCGGCAACTGTACCGATGCCGTCGGCAGTACGCTGCAGACCTCGTCCTGCTTCAGTCCGAAGAGTATCGACCTTGGAACCTGTGTTACGTTCGACCTCACGGTTCATATCGAGCTTTGCAGCCAGCACCCGAAGCTTCTCGTTATGGATGACGTCGTTCGTTGCATCCTGCTTCCGGTGCATCTCCGAGACGGCATTGTTCTTATCCGTCTTCCCGAGAAGTGCGTTCAGCTTGTCGATGTTGTTCTGTACCTTCGTAGCAAGGTGTATGTCACCCCGGTCAAGGTACGTCTGCTGAATCTCTTCTAGGCCCTTAATGTGCTCCCGAACCTCGAACATGACCTTCGGGTCCTTCGGGTTCTCAGCGCGATGGAGGATCCGCGTAGCAATGTTACCGACAGGGTCCAGACCGTTCTTAATTCCGTACTGGAAGCTAGTCCCAACGCCCTTAAGACCCATCTCCGTAACCGCCGCAAGCCTCCGCAGCATGTCGTCGGTAGCAAGCTTCGGGATGTTACGCTGCAGCTCCTCGAGCGCGGGTGAAGTAGTCGAGCCCCCCAAGTTCTCCGGGCTGAACTGCCCAAGCGAACTGCGCGGATCGAATGGTCCCATTGGACCTGTCCGTCCAAGGGCTGAAACGAGATCTTCGCGCTGTGCCTTCAATGTGCTGATCAGCCCCGACCAGGTCTGTTGGACCTGTGGCGCTCGACTCTCCCAGCTTGCAATCTGCTCGTCCAGAACGTCAATGCCTCGCTGAATGCGGGCCGGGTCGTTTGAATCAAGGATGGTCTGCAACTGCGAGCGCTCGTAGTCGATAGCAGGCTGTACAGTCTTCTCGTATATAGGTCCTGCGATGAGCTTCCCGAGTTCGATTCCGGCATAAGCAACGAACCCCACACCAAGGAGGCGACCGCCAGTTCGCCACAGGGTAGACCAGAACCCACCCTTAGCTGCTCCCCCGACAACCCCACCTGGACCACCCGCACCCGGCGCCATTAGCCCTGGCGGCCAGTTGGTAACGAAGACAGGTGTACCGCCTGCAGCTACCCGACCGAGGACACTAGTCCCCCCAAGTCTGCCACCACCAATGCGTCCACCACTCAACCCGCTCAGCATTACAAGCGTCGCGCGGAGAGCACCGCCGCCAATCTTCTGCAGAATCCCGATGATGCCACCCAGGAACTGGAAGACACCGCCGAAGATGAAGAGGAGCGGACCAGCTGCGGCGGCAAGGAGCGCGAACATTCCAGCGCCCTTCCGGACAGGCTCGGGCAGTTTGCTGAACCACTCAACCGCATCTTCAACCCAGCCAACAAGCTTCTCGGCCATCGGCATTAGGTCGTCCTCGACGAACGGCATCAATGCTTCACCAAGGCGAATCAGATACTCATTAAGCTTCTGCCCCATCAGACGAACACGCTCGTTGAGAGTCGCAGCACGCTTCTCCCACTCCGTCTGCATTGCACCTTGACGCTCTTCGACCTGATCCATAACTGCGTTCAGGCTACCACCACTGTCTCGGACAATGGCTTCGAGGAGTTTGGTGAATGCACGTCGACGTCGAATGTCACCGAGTCCTAGGAGCTCAAGTGCATCGATCCACTTCGTCTTGGGGAGCTTAGCCAGGACATTCATAAAGTCGACGAGGAACTGATTCGAATCCTTCCCGAACGCGTCCTTAACCGCCTTCTGGGTCATGCCCATCTTATCGGCGATCCATTCGAGCTCATCACCGCCTTGCGTAATGAACCCTGACATGTTCTGGAAGAACCGAGACAGTGAGGTGCCACCAGCCTGTGCACTCTCACCGATGTTCGCCATCGCAGCGCCCCAGGCAGCCATCTGCGTGTGACTGAGCCCGACGATCGCACCGGCGCCTGCAATCGAACTCATCATGGCCAGGATCTGACCCTCTGTCGAAGCACCATTGTTACCTAGCTCAACGATGGCGTCAGCGGTATCGCGGATCTGACCTTCAGTGAAGTTGAGAACCGTATTCAAATGTCCAAACGAGGTTGCAGCCGCCTCGACTGTCAGGTCGTCCGCTGTTAGTGACAGCTTTGCCATCACCTCCGTGAACTCAACGATGCGGTCGGCCTGAATGCCGAGAGCTCCACCCCGGGCTGCAACCTGGTTTAGAATATTGACCCCACCCTCAATCGGAATCTCCATCGCCATCTTCCGCATAGCATCCGACAGCTCTTCGAGAGTAATCCCAGCCTTCTTAAGGTCTTCATCACTCAGGACCTTTGCAATGCTGGTGAACGACTGCTCGAAGTCTGCAGCGGCCTTAATGGCGGAACCACCTGCAAGCAGGATGGGGGCGGTAACCCCAATAGTCATAGCACGGCCGGCTGCCGACATAGTCCGGCCAGTACGGGACATTGTACCGGCAAGACCGCCGAACTTACGTTCGACCGAACTTAGAGCATACTCCATCTGGCGCACATCGCCCTGCATCCGAACAAGCAGTGACCAGGCGTTAGCCATTAGGAGGAGTATCCTCCAAGTTCATAGCCGACAACTTCTCATGCAGTGCCATGACCTGTGCCAAAGTTTCCTCTGGACTTAACACTTCGGGTTCGAGGTAGGGTTCATCAAACTTCGGAATGAAGTCTTCAGGTGAGTAAGGCTTACTACGCTTCTTCCGATCACGGTAGACATTCGCAATCGTAGACGCGACGATACCCGCACGGAGATCATCCCGATCCTCTCCGAAAGGTTCCAGCCTATGGTAGGCAACCCATTCGGAGAACTCACGGCTACTAACCTCCTGCTGAGCCTGCCTTACTGACTTCCCGAGAGCAAGGGCGAGACGGAACCAGAATCGCCGTTCTGGCCTTTTCCCAGTTCCTTCGTCATCTCGTTGATGTCTTCTTCACGAAGACCGGCCAACTCCTGGGCCTTCTCAAAGAGACGCTCCAGCGCCCGTGCACTCTTCTTCCCCAAACGCATCACGTGCGATGAGTCACTGAACAACTGCTGACCTTTCGAGTTCACAGCTGCAGCCACAACCAACTTCGCACGGAAGTTTCGGAGGTTGATCTCACGGTTTCGTCCTCGACCCTCAATGATCGAGTTCTCGAAGGCATCACGCTCTTCGCCTGTGAGGCCCCGAATGAAGACGTAACCTCCCCATTCGGGAACCTCAACACGCTCAACCCGACTGTCGTCGGTTTCAAAGATCTCCGCAGCGGTAAGCTCATGAAGCTCAGCGCCGTTCGTAAGTTCCTGCTTCTCAACCATTTCGCCCTCTTTCTACGACTTATGCCGTCGTCAACGACAGCGAACCCGTAACCTTCAGAGTCACGCTCGCCCCGAGAACACCACCGACCGGCATTGAGTTGCTGAAACCTACCACGTAGGCAGCAAACTCCCATGTGTAAGCCGGGCTAGTCGGGAGAACCAACTTGAAGTTACGCTTCGTCCGGTTCTTCAGGAGGTTAATAAGTCCGCCCGATACGTCGCCGTGCTGAACATTGTCCGGGACGAAGTTCAGGTCGAACGTAATTTCGCCGGACCGAAGGATCGTGGGGATAAACTCTTCCCATCCGCCAACGGCGTCATGGGGAGTAATATCCTCCGTGTCCATCGAAATGTCCGGACCGTCGATGTCCTTCACCTCCGCAATGGTGGTGAAGACCTCGGTCATCATCCCATCGCCGAGCTGGAGGAGCGTACCATAGGCCCAACGGCCCAATCCTGCCATTACTTACCTCCCTCATCAGGAACACCGACTCCAGCAGGTGTGGTAGCATCGGCGGTCATCTTTTCGAGCTCGTCGACGCGGAGCTCATTCGCGTGCGTGCCCACAATGTGAGCCTGCATTGCTTCCTTGCCCACGGTCGTCGCATGCGGGCAATATGGACATAGCCAGTTGGTCTGACCGTTCCACTTGTTGGTCTTGATCTCCTTCGCGGCCATTCTATGACTCCTTGAATCCGATCTGCAAGTCTACCATCTTCCTATACATCCCTGACTGCTCCTCCCACTCCTCCAGTTCGAACATAAGGAACGTATGCTGCATTCCTGCGGCATCATCTTTATGTCCACTAAACCCCACCCGGACCTCATTGTACAACACCATCATTGCCGTATACTTGTCCGCCCAGAGTGTAAGCTGCACCCTTGGCTCGACGAGCCCCGTATCCCCATCTTGCGTGTATTGACGGGGAGCGGAAATTCGTTGGTACACGATCAATGGCCGCACCGGTGGGGGCTGCGGCATTCGGAGCGGGAAGAGACGATCTCCCGCCGTTGTTGCCAAGGCGATCAGGCGAGCATAGACTGCCTCCTCTGGTGTCATAGTTCATTGCCGGGTATTGTAAAGCGTTCCATGAGGGTTGCGGCAAGGAACTGGTCAAACAGTCTCTTGCTCTCCCTCTCCATCTCAGGCCCGGCCATATCAAGTGCAGGACGAAGAGTCGGATACGCCTGCGCTCTGGATGTCCCGTACTCAAGTGCTTCCGGATAACTCCATGTCTTCAGGCCACGGCCTGACGGGCGAGGAATCGTCGAACCGACGTGAACCTCAAGGTCACTATCAACCTCCGACTTGATGGAATCGTAGTAGCGACCGGTTGAACCTGCTTCTCCTTCTCCTGCCTCTTCCAGGGTATAACCTGATCGTCGGGTCTCAGCAGCCTCTTCATCATCGAAGATCCCCCCGATGTCGAGGCCTGAGCCTGCCCAACCCTCGGCGGCAATGTTATCCTTCCACTGATCGACAAGAGGTTGTGCGGCTGCCATCAACATTCGGGCTGCGTTCTTCCGCACATTCAAGCGGAGCTTTCTGATCCGTCGACGAGCCTCCTGTATTGTGATGGTCTGCCCAGGACCACCTGCACGGACTGACTGGAGCCCCCAACCACGACGTGCTGATGCACCGAAGCCCGACGCACTTCGGATATTGCTTCCACCCATGCTCAGAGGAGGCATTACAATCCCTCCACTGCCTGCGGGTCGACAACACGCGACATGATTCGCGTTAGGCGAAGGTGCGAACTGGCATGTGCAGCCGAGATGTTATGTACCACCCCTGTCTTTACATCCACCATTCGATGAGACGCTTTGATGTCGGGGTAGTAACCGTCAAGCTGTGCACGATGTGTAACCTGCTCGTACACGTACTCGAGACGCCAATTGCGCCACTCCTCACCAAGCCGAATGACGGGTGAAACGGCAGCGGGGACGTCGTCATAGACGGTACCCCATCCTGTAACTTCCATCTCCCCATTAGCGGGGTTCTTAGTTGTTACAGGACTTTCAATCCGTACACGAGTCGGGAAGAAGGCAGGAAGCCTTTGTGTAACTGCCCGCGGAACTAGCGCACGTGGATAAGGCATTACTCAGCTGCCTCCACCCAAGCGCGATACCAGATGTCGCGTTCGGCAAACACCGGGATCGCCATCTCCGCATAATCGATGAGTCCTTCCTGGTCAGCGAAGTCCTCATCCGTCGCCAGCTGACGCAGCATCTTGGCATGCTCCCTAAGTGCACGCGCCACAGCAGGCCCATCAGTCTGGAGGTCAAGGTGAGTGATCTTCTTTTGAACCAAGGCTTCAGATGATGCGATGGTGTCGAGTGCATCTGCGGCTGCAAGGCGGATGTTCGCGGTATTCAGATCCAGGAAGGTCTGAATATCAGTGTCCGACAGCAGTGTATGGTTATACGTTGCAACTACTTCAACGCCTGCACCCGGCGCTGCAATAAAGACCAACCTTCCCGTTGCCATCTCAAGTGTATAACCGGCGGGTGCCTGTAGGACTCCATCGAAGTAGACGTTTGCGGACCCTGAAACGACGGGAACGTTCGGGAGCAGGAATTCAACCTGCGTCCCATCCCCCATAGAAGTCGCCCGGTCGTAGACGGGGGGATCGGCTGTGATTGTCCGAATTGTATCGATGTCAGTCATTGTGAACCCCTGAAACCATCACGCCGACGTGGGGTGTCATGCGCGGCGTTGTGGTTGTCATCCGGACGAGTGGCCGCATCTGAATCGAAGCGGGTGGAATATCGCTGAGGCTCTCCACGTTCCACATCATCTGCAGGAGTTGGAACACCTGTGTCAGTGCAAGTGTATCCCACCGAAGTTCGGTATCAACGCCCGCCGCCTGAAGCAGTCTCCACAACGTTTCAACTTCGCTGCCGGTCGTAATTAGTGTGTTCCACGGGACTGCAAGGTCTGTCTGTGCCAGCTCGAGGATGCTCCACGGGACCTCTACTGCCTTCGCAGCGGGGACGAGAATGTTCCAGACTCCCTGGCTATCTGCATTGACGATTGCGCGGGTATCCCAGAGTAAGCCAAGATCACGGTTGGCGATAAGCTGCTCACTGATAACATGCCAGATCGCCTCGAGGTCCTTACCAATTACCCCGATTGCATCCCACAGGAACTCTTCCTCAACGCCAACCGCTCGGAGGACGTTCCAGACACTCGAAAGGTCGTTGGCGATTAACGCCTTTGTGAACCAATCGATGACGAGATCCTTCTGGGCTAGGGCAAACGTATTGTAGGGGAGCTCGACTTCCTGACCTGCCGCGACCAGGACGTTCCACGGATACTCCTGTTCCTGACCGACCCCAACATTAACCCCCCATAGAGCTTCGAGATCTCGAAGTGTCAGAGTGGTAACATTCCACGGGAACTCAACTGGTGTTCCTACAGCCGCAGCTACATTGTACTCGAGGACAACAGTATCTCCGACATGAGCCGACAGGTTCCAAAGGGCCTCAAGGTTGTTACCTACAACAGTGGCTGCCCCAAGTATATCCCAAAGAGTCTCAACTTCCTTACCGGCTACAGCGTTAAGACTCCACAGGGCCTGAACTTCTACTGCAACCGTCGCGTCGATATCCCATAGAGCCTGTACGTCCTGGCCTACAGAAGTAGAAGTATTCCAAAGTACCTGAGTGTCTGTACTTACCAGTTCCGCAAGATTATGAAGGAACTCGACGTCTTGGTTTACCGCTGCCGCAAGGTGGTAAACGAACTCGATATCCTTATTAACCGTAATAATTCCACTACCGGCGGCATACAGGTCGGTGACGTCCTGCGCGGTGAGCGCGCCGAAGATCGCCACCTCGTCAATGACGCCCAGGAAGTTGTCGCCCGACACGGCCGCGTCGAGCTTGTTGCCGATGGCCAGGTCGTCGGTCGTGGTGTTGAGGTTGGAGCC